ATGAAACCGATAAAGGTACTAACTAAAGGGCAACTGAAGAAGGTGCGCAGACGTGAGCGCCTGGCTGCTATGACGCCAACTGAACGTAAAGCGCATGACAAGCAGAGGGCAGAGAATAAAGTGCGCGCAAAGATTCAGAAGGCATCACCCGTGATTTTATCCCAAAGCAAGTATGACTCTTTTGCTGCGCGCGATGATTATGACGCCATCAGAGAAATGAATGCAGCAGCAATCCGTGGCCATAACCCGACTCAGCCCAAGGTTAAAGACGTCATTCGACTAACTGTGAGGCATACCGTAAGACTCCCCTTCATCACAACATTGTGGCGATAAAGGAGTTACAAGATTCGTCCGGTCAACCAGAGATAAAGCAGCCAGAGACATATCGCTTCCAGCTTCGCAAAGTTCGAGTAGGTACAGGTGGGAATTTTGACCGCTACTGGAACGAAGCCGTAAAGCAGAAACTTAATCCTTACGGGTACATAGACGACATAATTGCTCGGCGTAAAGCAGTGGAGCTGGCAGAGCAGACGGCGAGACTCGGTGCTGAATACCAGCCTGAAATTAAACCTGTCCCGATTGATTCAGGTATTACGCTGAAGGTTGCGAAGAATGGTTTTATAGGTTGCTCAGTTGATGAATGGGAAAGCAAATAAAGGGCATTGGATGATAGGAACAGAAAAGCCCACTACTCAGAATTAACTGGTTAGTGGGCTTTTTATTACCTGCATCGCTTGAAGCGTTCAAAGTAGCCGGTAGATGTGGGGTCTGGTGCTATTCTGGCGTGTATGTCACAGACCTGCGTGTGCTAACGTGCCATCGCAAGCCTTGTCGCAGCTACTGCGAGATTACCTAAAGCAGTTTGCCTAGTAATCCAGTTGATGGACTGAAAACCAAGCCGCTGACTGGCTTTCTCATTGGAGTCATACTGTTGCTCTGAAAGGGTTTGCATTCATAGGGGCACCTTACTTCTTGATACGGGATGTGGTTTTGTAATGAACATGGTCTTTGAGTTCTGAAGTCTCGACCATCGGGGTGTTAGCACCTTTGCGGGAGATAGTTTCAGCAGCATTTGATGGTAATAGCCCAGTATTACCGAACGTCTCCTTCACTTGCTTTTGCAGTGGTTGACCAAAAGCGTTAAAAGTCAGTGTTGGGCTTGTGTCGCCGTTCACCAACTGACGCTTCAGCGCACTCTTCACGCCGCTCATGATTTCCCTCTTATACATCATCGCAGTGACTTCGAAAATACGTCTGTGGATGCGCCCACCCTTAGATTTCACGCCGTGAGCCTCGTGGATTGCCATTAGTTCTGGGTAGGACATGTGCGCCTCTGGGTGTTCACCATCTTCTGCAAACATACCGACACGAGGAACACTCTGTTCAAGGTTATTCAGTGCAGACAGAAGTCGCTGACGGGCTGGGGTTTTACGGATAGTTACCATCAGATTTTACTCCTGCGTCACTGGTGCAATTTTCAGTTCTGTAGACCAGTCGCCACCACGATAATCAAGGCTGTGATGAATGTCAGTTACCCTGAAAATACCTCTGGCATTGAATTCCCTCATTTTGTCGTCACCGAGGTACTTGTTTAGGTCTTGGTCAAACTGGATACAGTCCCCAAGCTTAAGTTCAGGGGACAGGAACAGCTTGCACGTGATTTCGTTCTTCGTCTTGGTGATAATAGTCTTACCATTGAACTGAGACACGGTAGAAACTTCACCAGCGGCAGGAACCTCGTTATTGATAATGCGAATACGCTGCTGTGCCTTCTTGCTCGTCTGTGGGTGGGACTTTGCAGTTCTGGAAAAGGAACCGTGCAGGCTCATCAGATTACCGCTGTTGATAGTCCAGACCTGTTCATTTGCAGCGAATTGGGCAGGGATAACACGAAGCTGACCACGCTCGATAATCCATTTCAGGCCATTTTCAAGACAGACTTTGTCCAGAGCATTCGACACCGAACCCCAATAGCTAAAGCCGGAGACGTAGGCGCGGTCACCAAGATTGCCAGTATTGAATTCAACAATCGGTAGGCCAAACTTTGAGGCAAGGTCTTTCACTACGCTGGAGCGTTTCGTGTTGGGCTTGTATGCGATGCTCGTTTTAGTTACTGCACGAAGCACTTTGTCGGTACTGGCATAAACGGTGGTGACGAGGTCAGTCCCCTCACGTGACGTGTAGCTATGAATAACATAACCAGTGAACAGAACGGGCAGACTTTCGTAATGTTCGTTACGCTGACCTGTCTGCACATCCATCGTCCAGTGGAAGCTGTAGCCAGCACGGAAAATGACAGCGTTACCCTCCACCTCGAAGCGAGAGCGCATTTCAGGTGAGAGATTATATAACTTGAATTGAACGTCATCGGAACTGATACCTCCAGAGTTCATGGATGTGGAGAGAGAGGCTGTCATTTGCACGTCGGTCAATGCTGGTACGGTCTTCGACTGTGTATGATTTGATGGGTCTACCTCACCACCATCTTTCCCAACAGCCATGATGTAGACGCGCTCAGGCATGACCTCAAGGGTGTTACCGGATTCGGTGTATTGTTCAGCCATTAGATTGCACCTCTCAGTGCAGAAGTGGTGTCATCGACACGGTAACCGTCAAAGTCATGATTGCTCATAAAGTTGACTTCATCGCGCGTCAGGAACTGAAGACCGAACTCCTTACCAATACCGAGTTTCCCCCAACCAATTTTATCGCCTGTGCCAAAGTTACGAGTGACGAATAGCTCACCAGACATGCCAAGGTCAAACAAGCCAGTCATCGTGGCACCGTTAAGAATCTTCTTCTCAGTCAGCAATCTAACGCCGGTTGTGGTTCCCAGCGTTATGTAATAACGGTCCGTGCGTTCTTTATAGACGATTTCGAGAATGTAGGGCTGGTCACCTAAAGTAACTTGTTGCGATGAGTATGGAACATCGGGGATGTTGATGGCGTATGACATTTATTGTCCTTATTTCGATGGCTTGGCAGTTTTTAGATTCTTGGTAGGATTGCCGCCAGTGTTCTGATACATGCTTGAATTACGCGCACCCGTCTTAATGTCACCGTAGATGACGCCTTTCGCAGAAGGCATGTTGTTATGAGCACAGTTTGAGTATTGGCGAAGGTCTTCAGTTGAAGCAGCAGACATACCGACACGGTTCACCAAGTTGATTGCGGCGCGGCAATTCTCCTGATTACTGGTGAGTTCGGTTGTAAGACTCCCCACGTCTTTTTTCCCAACAATGCCTTTAATTTTTGTCTTAGCACCACCAGATGACCCACCCGAACCGTTTGCGTTACTACCTGCCTGAAGCGTTGCGCGGTGGAGCTGTTCGATGAAGCTAATCTCTTGAAACGTCATGGAGACACGAACACCATTCGTAATTTGAGCATCGCGCTTGGCTTCGAAATTAGTAATGAAGCACTTGTCTAATTTGACCCCGTTGGTGCTGATGCAGGATAAGACTCGATGCTGGTCACGCCATAGTTCGGTCGTTGCAATAAAGTCTTCCACCGCGCCCAAATCCTGATGCTGTAGGAATGTACCGTGATACTGAACGACAACAACGCCTTCAACGGAAATGGTTCGTGGTGCTCTCTGGAGATGGTCAGAGAGCGTTACACCGCTCATCACTGGCTGTGATGTAACTTGGAACGGGGATGAGTATGCAATGCTGGTTGTAGCTGACATGGACAAGGCTGTTTGTAATTCTGGGGGGAAGAAAATCAGTTGGTCTTTCCCGCCAACGTTAGGAGGCGCGATTGACGGTGAGCCATTGGTGAATGTGGTAGCCATTAGATTGGAACCTTGATTGGGGCGGCAGCGAGTACCGCCAAAGAAGAGGATTAACGAGAAGCTGAAGGTGCCGTTGGCGATAAGGCATAGGGGTTTCTCCATCCGGCGTTATCACTGGATGCTGAACCTTCGAGTGGCAGCGCGTTGATGGTGATTCGCTCATCACGCTGATTCAGCGCATCAAACATAAATGACTGTAGAGCCACGCCGTTTTGAGTAATGTCCAGCCTCAGTGAAGAATTGACAGGTGCCTGAACCATCTGACGCTGTTGCTGTGCGTACAGAGCACCAGTATTGACGGCGAGGTCTTTATTCAGCAGAGAAACGTTCGGTGTGTAACTGAAACCATTCTTTGAGCTGGCGGGCATAAGTGAAGTCATGCTTGATGGTGCAGACAGGAAGTTATTGAAGTGCTCAACAGCCCCACTAACTAAATCCTTCCAGAATGTACCTTTCGCGCCTACGTTGGCATTATTTGGGTTTAGCAGCTTGTCATAATCCTGACCTTGCTCAAGTTGGTTCGCACTACCCCCCATCGCCGTCTCAGAAATTGTGTTCAAGCCAGCCCGTTGCTCAGGGGTTAAACGCTTACTCCCCTGCTTCGCGGCTAATACAGCACCAGCAGGAAGAGTAAGCGCACCAATGACACCTGCAACGCTACTCCCTCCAGCAGCACCAGCAACTTCAGCGGCTGTTGTACCGCTAGCCGCAGCACCAAGACCACGAATCATGCCAACTGCGGAGATGATAGGCTTTAGGGTAACCCATGCAGCACCGAGTGCCAGAGCCAGCCCACCAATACCTTCACCGATACTCGCAGCGGCACGGACGATGTTTTTCGTATTATCATCCCATGAACGAAAAGCAATACGCCATTCAGCAACCTGGCCATTAAACGACAACACAGCACTTGCAACCTCCTCAACGAATGCAGCAATCCCTGAAAACATCCTCCCAAGCACGGTGCCGAATTCTTGCCCTTCGGGAGCAAAAGCGGTCATTAGGCCAGTTATGCTCGTAAGAAATTCACCGAATCCCTTTTGATAGCCATTGAACACGGAATTCTGTAGTGCCTGATTCGCGTTCTCTGTCTGCATAAGCTTGGTAGACATGGCGTTTCGCGCCTTGTTATAAGCGTCCATTTCTTCGTTCGACTTCTTCAAGCCATCGATGAATGCAGCAAATAACTTTTCTGAGTCCATACCAAGCAGGTCTTTACGGCTCACATCCCTACCGAGACCTTTCGAGACAATTCGCGTCCACTCGGGAAAACTATCCTTGAGCTGGTTCGCATCCTGTCCGAGCAACTTACCTGCTGACATAATTTGAGAGAAGGCATTGTTGACGCGCTTAAGTGCATCTGGCGTTAAGCCAAACGGAACCTTAGCAACAGTTTCTTCTTTCAGCAGGCTTAGAATTGTTGCGTCTGAAACTTTGTCACGGGGAATCGTGGCGCGGAGGGTTGAAGCATCCTGCATTTGCTCGGTAAAGTTCGCACCAAACTCATTAGAGAGAATCTCAACCTGACGGCGTACATTGTTGGTATCAGCACCAAAGGCGCTACTCAGGCGGTTTTCAGCACCCTGACGTGCAACACCGGTATGCAGAGTTGCAAGGAATAGCTCTGCGGCTTTCTGCATTAGATACAGTTTACCGACCAATTCCATGAGTCCACCGCCGAAGCTATTCATGGAGCCAGTGACGCTGCGTGTAACGCCTGCCAGTTCCTGACGGTGCTGGAACATTGATGAGCGTACATCTCTAACTGCACCGGATAGATTACCGCTGGACATATGACGGTCTCGAATCTGGTTTAACTCGTCAGCGCGGCGAGCATAACGCTCAGGGTCACGCACCGACCATCGAGCCATGCTTGCAGACTGCGACTGACGAGAAATGAACTCACTCAAACGACGCTGATTATTTGCCAGCGTTGCGGCTTCTGATAGGCGTGGACGAGAGCCACCACCTGAACCACCAGCAGGACGAGCGCCAGCACCGAAACCCTGACCACGCAGATTTGCGCGAGGAATGGTCATAGCGTCACGCATCATGCCACGGAGACGACCAGTGAAAGCTGTTGCTTCAACCTCTGCGTTACGGAAACCGCCACGCGCAGCGCCACCAACCCCAGAGAAAGCATTATTCATCTCTTTACGGATGTGCTGACCTGATTTTGTAGCGCGTTTATCGATAGCGTCAAACAATCGGTTCATGGATGCCGCACCAGTGTTTTTACTGAAGGCAGCGTTTAGCTGTTTTTCCAGCTTTGCGGCTGACTTTGCAACACGCGCTTCAATGCGGACGAGAGCTTTTTCAACCTGCGCAGTATTAAGATTCAGTTCGAGACCGAAGAAATCCAGATTTCCAGCCATTAGACCGCCTTAAGCTGCGAAACTACAGGGCTGAATGTTGCGGGGCATGCGGATGCAGAGGACTTAACTTTTTTGTTCATTTCAGCTTGAAGCTCAAGGTCAGCAGCCCCCTGCTTGATGTCTTCACGAGCCATCTGGTTAAGCTGTTTAACGGCTTCCATCTTGTTGGCGAGGGTAACACTTTTAACTGCGAACTCAGCTTCGAGGACATCAAGCCTATCGTTCAGAATGGAGCGGTAGAATAATTTTGAGCGGTTCAGGTCGCGTTCAGCGGCAAGCATTTCTTTTGTCTTACGGAACTGACCGTTTGCCTTGCGCGGGCGACCTTTGATGTTGCCGGACTCACCAGCTTTGAATTTAGCCATATTAGGCCACCTTATTTCATAATGAAAAGCCCCGACATATTGAGTTGGATGTTCGCTGATTCGCGACAGGCTTTGATGATAGTTTGACGAGATTTAACGTCAGTAATGAGATTTGAGTTGAGGAAGTGGAGGCACATCCCCAAAGCTTCGCGGTTTAGCTCTTGGAGCAATAGCATCGAGAGTGCTGAAGTCATTTTGAGCTTGTCCTTATGGGTGGCAATCTGAATTACTTGCCTTTCTTGGTGGGGGTTTCAATCAGTGGAGAGGTCATAAGCGCATCAAGATTGGTCACTTCAGATAGGCGAATTTTGGCGTGGGAAACGAACAGCAGGAATTGATTTCTGGCTTCGTCCAGAGCAGCGCGATAACCCTCAATCACCCTGTCAGTTTTCGCCAGATGGTAGGATTTAACCTTGTCACGTAACGCTTCTGCACTGATAACTTTCGGGTCATGGGTGTAATACTGCGTCATTTCACTAGAAAGCTTGTACTTACCACAAAGACGCAGCCCCTGCCCTAGCATTTCTTCCTGCATGTCCTCCATCTGCTCAAGAGTCTGAATCTCGTAAAGGATAACGTCAGGGTTTACGACTGATGCCAGAAGACCCGTACTCTCTGGATTGCGGAAGCTAGCGGCGATTGATGCACGAACCTTTGTCATACCGACCGTGACGGCAGATGTTAATCCTCGCCCAGTTAAAAGCATGTTGTTTGTGTCGAGTTCAGCTTGGCTCTCACGAGTAAGTTCAGCGGTTTTGACCGCTTGGTCAGCATCGGCAAGGGCTTTGCGCAAGTCATTCAACTTTGCAGCAATCAGTTCTTCGAGCTGAATTCTCTGCTGTGTAGGTGACTGCGAATCGAAACTCGAGGGATGAGGAAGAGTATTTTTAGGTGAAAGAGTAGACATTGCTTGTAGCCTTAATAAGAAAGATTTTGCGAGATGCTGGTGAGTTCACCGCTAAGGATTTTCACCACATCGAAAGCGCGAGCGTGGGACTTGTAGTCGGAATAACCTGAACGACGGTTTTCAGTTACCAGTTCTTTGATGAGGGATTCAGGTTCGTTGTGCAGATTTGTTTGCAGCGTCACAAGAGTCTGAACACTGCAAGATCTGAGCAACGTCCTGATGATTTGAGCTTCTTCAGGATGTAGAACTGTCATTTATCAGTACCCCTTGCCAAGGCGGGTCATGGTTCCGCGCTTATCATCAAATACATAGTTGGCGGGACTCATGTCGAATAGAACTCGCTGAAGGCTTCCACCATCAGGTAATGGGAATGTCTTGATTAGAGCAATAATCTGTGGGCGATTCGGGTTACCTTCAGGCAGTCCATCAAGCGCCCTGCGTAACATGCCGTAGTCCTGCCAAGTGATGACCTTGCTGTCTGGGAAGAAGTTTGTGAGGTCAACGGGGTGCTTCCGTGCAGGTCGAACGGGAAGAGTTGCCGCAAGCTGTTCGATGGCCTGCTCTTGCGTAGCACCATCAATCGCTAAGTTATGAGTTTGCATTATGTGCACCATCTTTGATTGCAATCGTAATGAGCGCCACAGCGAACATTAGAGTGAGGAGTTGTGTAAACATTGTTCATGTTCCAGATAACAAAAAGGCCACCGCACCAGATAGTGACAATGGCCTGTTTTAGATTTGACCTGATGCTTTCAACTCACGGTGACGAATTTCTTCTTTATACGATGAAATGATTGCGAGGTTTGTACGGAGTTCATGAAACGCTGGGTAGTCGAGGGAGGTTAATTCCGTGAACGTTTCACGACAGTTTGGATTGTTTAGTACAGCGAAAACTTCTGCAAGAGCTGGGTCACGCTGAGCAGTCATAACTTCGATGGCTGCATCTGTTCGCGGTGTTTCGCTCAGGCTGCTTAGTTTGCCATAACTGAAAGTCGGGCTTTCAAAGCTCTTGCCGTAAAAACCGATTTGAAGTTTGCAGTCAGTGCCTCATAGACCACGTCAATCAGGTCACCAAGATTGCCTTGGAAGTAGTCGAGGTTTGAAACGGGGAAACCATCAACTGTTGCGCCTTCCATCAATTTACTGACCAATTTATCAAGTTCCAGCTCGTCAATGTTTTCAAGCACGTCGGCCATAAGACTTTTCACGTCACCTTCACCACGAACCGCCTGAACAATTCCAGCGTATGCGGGGAGAGCAAACTTCATCAATTTTTGTGACATTTGGATTCCTGCAACAGTTTGCAGAATTTGGATTGTTACGGTCTTCTCATTAAGCAAGAAGGTATGAGTTTTTGTACCAGCCATTAGGTTAGTCCTGAAAGAGGGAGTTGGAAGATAGGATTTTAATAGGAGTAATTTTCGAGAAATGCCCTCAAGGCTTCACATTTGAAGGCACACCCGATTTTGAAAACAACGACAACAGAGCCTTGAACCCGTTTTTTGAAGTGCGTGGTTAACACTTCTCGAAAATTACTTTGAGAAAGCTTGTGTTGGTTTTGTATGACTGGCTTCACGCCCGCTCAAAACGTTAGACCATAACCAACACAATTTGCCCACCTGCGACACAGCAGGATTTGCCTATCAACTAAACAGGAGTGAAAGCCGAAACCTTCTCAAAGTAATTTTTTGGTAACACAGGGGATTTAAAACAGAGGGTGATACTTGGAAAGGAAGCCCGCGAACGCAGACTTCACTTTTATTAACGTAGGAGTTGAGATGGCAAAGAACACAGTCCGTGCATTTCTAATTCTCAACCTGTGATTACATTTTAACAATTATTTAACATTCTGTCAAGTGATTTACAGGGGTTCGGGTAAATAACATTGACTCCCCCCTGTTAATCTGTTGGTGAGATTTTTGGGATTGCTGAAATGGCATAATTAGGTGTGCGCTAAAAATAGCCTTTATAATCAAAAAACCTGAACGGCAGTAGTATAAAGGGAATTCTTCTGCTTAGATTCCAGTTAGCTTGATGGCCTGTCCCACCAAACCCAACAACACTGTAAGCCCTTGTAATCAGTGCTCAGCCGAGCAAGGGAGGCTGCTGTGACCCACTACAAAAGGCGAAAGCCTTGTTCTGACTTCGTTCTGAATCAAGAATTGCCACTGTTTACCGTTACCATACAGAACTCGCTGGCGCTCATCATCACAGCTTCACGTTAGGTCTCACCTCCCTTGCCGGTCGCCTCAACCACTCTTCAACAGAGGCATTGAACAGAGCCGCCGCCAGCTCACTGAGCAATCATATTGGGACAACCTTGTCTGTTTTAGGGTTGACCAGCAGACAACCTTACAGGCGCTCTTGAAGCTAATGGCTGAGCGTTAGGTTTAACAATCAGGTCGGGATAGTCGCTATCAGGGAGGTTACGACGCCCAGACTCTGTGAATACTTCCTGAATGAAAGATTCTGATTCAATCACATAAGGCTTTACCGCTTCAGCATACCAGTGCATGAATTCACCGTAAGGTTTACCTATGGCCTCATGCAACGCCTTAGCGCCCACGTAACAGTTATCCTCGCCATTCATTAACAGACCAAGCTTGAGACAACTATCATTGATGGTTTGCTACTCATCGTCAGAGATGCCAGCTTGCAGGGTGAGGTGATTTGATTTCATAGGGAGGTGTTGAATTGATGGCGTGTAAGAGGGTTTGTTATTGATGCTCACCACCAACAGATTCTTTAAACGCTGCCAGCGCATTACGTGAGATGAGATTAATGAGTGACGTACTCTTACCGACACATTGCGCAATGCCTGCGTGTGTCATGCCTGATGCTTTAAGCTGGAGGATTTGAGTGACGAGGGCTTCACGCTTTGCGGTTGCTGCTTTACGTGATTGAATTTGTGCACACAGTGCGGATTGCTCAGGTGTTAGGGATAGACTCATTCATAAAAATACCTTGTTATTTAATTTGCAATTTATTGTTGCATAATTGTTACAATTTGTCAAGTGGATGCTGGGATAAGTGTTATCATTTTCCTTTTTCTAAAATTCAACACGGTCACTAATTGATGGGGGTTAATGGGCTCGTGGGATGTATTTGCATCTCTTTGGTTTATAAGGATTTCTTGAAATGAGTGCCTGAGTGCTTAGGGGGCAGAAAAACGATGGGTGCTTATCTCGGCAAAATATTAAAATATCTTTACTATCAATGAGTTAATTTCAAGCCCTTCAGATAATCATCTGATGTTAATTATCCACTTACACCCTGACGCATCACTGAGAAATGACAATGAACGCATTATAATCAACTATTTACCAGAGGAAAACACAGGCTATGCTAATCATCGGTATAGTGACCACTTTTGAGACAAACTGAATCGCGCAATGACCCACCACCTAACAAAGAAAATGTCAAGAAATTTAGTTTTCAGGCTCTTAAACTCTATTTTCCGATAAACGAACGTTATAATGGAATTATAGCGCTGCCTGAGTATAATGGTCACCATTAACCTACCCACCCAGAGCAAGCATTATGAGCAAATATTTCTACCTTCGAGTATCCACCCTGAGCCAATGTACTGACAACCAGCAGATTGAGCTTGAATCGCGTTATGGCAAGGCTGATGCAGTCTTTATAGACCACGGAGTGAGCGGCACTAAGAAGGCCACAGAACGCACTGGCTTTAGTGAGATGCTGTTATTACTGCAACCATCCGACTCGGTTCACATCGTTGGCGTGGACAGACTTGGGCGCAACACAATTGATGTCCTGTCTACAGTTGAACTGTTACTAGCAAGAGGCGTCATGGTGATGTCTGCACGTGAAGGTGTGGACTTCTCGACCACCATCGGGAAAATGGTGCTAGGTGTCATCTCATCATGTGCACAGCTTGAACGTGACCTTCTTTCAGAACGAACAAAAGCGGGTCTTGAACGCGCGAAGGCTGAAGGTAGAGTTGGCGGCAAGCGCATCACCGAAGCGGGTGTAGAAGCCCGTCAGATGCTCTCTGAGGGTCACTCTATTGCTCAGGTGATGGAGGTTACTGGAATGAAAAAGTCGGCTGTATATGCGCTGAAGGCTGAACTTAAAGCTGCATGAGCCATACCTTCTTAGTGGCGTCAGTTCAGTGGACTGCTCCATGTAGAAGATTCGCCATGTGACCAATGCTACGCACCTTCTTAAAATAATTCTTCCCGTAAGTCCTGCGAATAATTCTCATCAAATCTGTACCCCCCCCCCTAAGAAGAGTCTATGCACAGCTTTAAAATGAAAAGCTGAACCGGCATCCATATAGACTTGTGTTAAGACGCGGGCAGAATACCGTTAATTACCTACCCCAACCCTGAGAGGAAGCTGTTTAACTAGCTTCCAGAACCTGAACAGCAAGCCCGAACAGTCCGGTCACCATTACAGCGAATTAAGTTTCGATAATCTGACCCCGCTCGTCATGGGCAACATTATGATTGATGTAAATTTGACCGTGCATTTCTGCGTGTGGCGGTGAGTTTTCTTGATAACAGATTATAAGTGCGTAGCCCTACAGTCCCGCCGCTCAATTCACTGACCACCAAAATAACCGTGAATCCAATTACAATTCAATTGGTTACTGCAAAAGCATCACTCCACATGCATCAGTTAAACGTCTAATACTGTTCAGAAAACTATCCAAATCAGATGAGATTTCAACTACTAACAACACTGATGGATGACTATTTACCTTCTGTTCAGTCTCTCTGTTGAAGAGTGGTTGAGGCGACCGGCAAGGGAGGTGAGACCTAACGTGAAGCTGTGATTGAGCGCCAGCGAGTTCTGTATGGTAACGGTAAACAATTCGGTCAACATTACTGTAAGCATCTCGCCCTCGCTTGCTGGCGTGCGGCGGTAACGACAAGACCAGCGGTTTAAACTATGTTCACATTAGTCTCAGACTCGCCTACAGAAAGCCCAGAGTAACAAAGGTACAACTTAGGAGAGCACCTCTGAACAGACACTTATACTCTATGGCGTTTTATAGCTCATTATTTAACCGCTGCATAGGTAAAGAAAAAGGAGGCCTTGTGAATACCCCCTTGTTATACCTATGGCGTTTTATAGCTCAAATAACGAGCATTAATGTTCAGGCAACTCGCAGTCATAACCCTCTGCTATAACACCTTCCAGCACAAAGCCGTAATCTTCCCAATTTTCGATGATAGCCATCATCTTCTGAACCAACTTCTGAGCATGGCGCAGAGTGATGAGCGGGTAATCTCGAAGTTTACGTTTGATGTTAAGCCAGTTCACAATGGCTTCAGGGTTCAGCTTCTTCATTGACTTGAGCAGCATGAACAACATGCGGGGCGAAAACTGAGATGTATCACCATCAGTTAATGGGCTGCGACATAAGCCATAGAAAATGTCCTGCTGCTCATCCGGCATGGCATCAAGTGAGCCATAGGCATTGAACGTGTCATAAAGTGTGTTTTGCATTGTCTTACCCCTGCTCATAACTGGCGTGGCCTTGTGTGGTGCTAAATCCTGCACAACCTCATCTACCGCATTACGAACATCGGCTTCACTTGGTGGTGCAAAGTCGTCAGGAAGACCGTGCAGGCGGTTTAATTCGACCTGAGACAGCTCAAGTGATTGCCTGGGTACTTTGGATGGCTGACGGCGGTGCTGGAGGGTGGAATAACGTAAAAATTCTCTAAATTCTTTGTCGTTCATTCATAGGTGGACTCGCAGGTTGAGTCCGTCAGGCAGGAAAATGGGAGGATAATCGCTGGGGAATCGCTGGGGAATTTTAGTTTAAATTATTTGCCGTTCGGGACAATTTGTCAGATTAGGAAGTTGCGTCATAGAAACGCAAAAAAAACCGTTATGGTTAGGCAGTACGCGCGTCATTACTGATGCTTGGAGTCTAATCTGGCAGGATTTCGCAATAAGTTTGAGCATCGGAATTCTTTGTCTACTGCCCGTTCATAGCACAACCCGCGATTGGCGCGGCTGCTTGCGAAGCTCTGCCAGAAGCTCATGCTTAATACATTACATGGATCAGTCGCAAATGTCAACAAAATATTAACATATAATTAACATTTAATTGACAATTAAGTCAAAATCCGGTATCATTATCTTAGATGGCTCCCTCCATCCTTCTCGCAACATCCTTTCACCCCCCTCATTAAGGTATTATAATGTCTCAAGAAAACCCTATCTTCGCACGTCCAGAAGTCGAAGTTAGCACCCGCCAGTTCCTGCTTGTCTGTAAGTGCCAAGAAATGGCGCGTGGTGGCACCTTCAGCCAACCCGATGCACCAGACCATCACACTGACGCATTGGCTGCATTTGGCGCGCTACGCTCCACCCTGTTGACATCCCTGAAACTGCTCAAGCCGACTGATGTCGAACTTGCCCGAGCGGTGGAAGATGTAGCTAAGGGGGCAAGCTTCACCAGTTACGACAATGACAGCTATATCGACCAGATGGTCACCCTGCTTCGTGAAACCATCTACGGTGGTGCTACAGTGCACCCCGACCTGTTCACCGTAGATATGGTGGCCTAATGCATACCTTAGAGTTGGTGCTATTTTGCATGGGCTATAGCGTGACCATTCCATGCCATTTCAAGTTATTCTAAGCATAAGCTGTAGCCAGCACTGACGAGGTCACTCACTGCAAAGTGTTGTGGCCTTTCGTGTATTTGGAAATTGGGAAGGATATGGCATGAGGAAATACAAGATGAAGGGTGAAATGTTCAGACTAAAAGCGTTGGTTACTTCGCTACCACCCACGCCATGCAGCGATAAGACGGTTCGGAGAAGTACCTCTGTACAGATACTGTAAAGAATACTGTTAAGAAAGAACTGTTTAATTGAAACCCCACTGAATAAGAATCCCATGTTGTCAAGCGCCTGTCCAATACCGTTTTGTTATAAGATAACACTCCAAAACAACCCCTCTCACTATATGGCTATAAATGCCTGAGTGACACCCTATGAGCGCCACAACCAAACCCTTGCAGTTAGAGCGGGTAATAGCGTGAAGCACCGTAGCGTGGCTTTGGCGGATGATTTGAGGTATTGCAGGTTGGTGGCAAAGGCTCCGAGAATGAAAAAAATAAGCTGGCAAATTATCAAAAATTGATACACCAGAAACCTCTGGAATAGCTATCCAACAAAATTTATCATCCCCACCTACGACAATGTTTAGAGAAAAAGCAATGGATTATGCAGGAATAGCAAATTTAAACCTCATCTTTCATCTGGTTTCTAGCAAGCTGTCTTTGGTTATGCAGTTGAACATCGCTCCCAATATAGTATTTGGATTCAAGTTGGCTGGTACGCTGCTAATGACACTGTGGCTTATCGCTTTTGTGTTTGTTCTAATCTTCTTAAAAAAAGAATCATGCTCAGGTCGTCCACGTGATGGCCTATTTCTTTCTGGGTATCTGATAAAATGAAACGACTATTACTCTGTTTAAGCCTGATGCTGTCCGATGCGGTTCACGCTACGGCTGTTAACGATGAATCTTACCAATTCAATGTAACCATGGACATTCAAGACGCTGTAGCGGCTGGCAGACACATCACTCAAGACCAACAACAGCGCCTTGACAAGCTTTACAGGGAGCAGCAGCAACAGATTTTGGAATCTCAACAGAGAGCTACTGAAGACTATAAAACTGCTCAGGCAAACTATGATGATAGGGGCATGGAAAAGAACGCCCGCCTTCTGGGTGAAAACATTGCAAAGTCACGCGAGATTGAACAATTACGCTTAAAAGCTTACAGGGCATCGCGTGGTGAATTTGGTGACAAGGGCAATGACCTTTTCGAGGGACTGGCAAGCACCCCCAGCTCACCAAAGAGCCAGACCGCTAAACAGGTACCAGTTAAAAGAGTTTCAGTTATATACATTTCTCAATATGCGGGACAGCTTAGAGCAGCCATTGAATCAAAGTTCATTGATGGAGCGAATTATAAAGGGCTGACCTGCACTCTAAAATTAGACCTTCAGCGCGACGGGACACTTAACAGTGCAACCGTTCAAGGCGGTGACGCTAGACTCTGCTCTGCCGCCCTTACTGCTGTCAAACAGGCACGGCTACCACCGCCACCATCAGATGAAGTGTGGCAAGTCTTCAAGAATGCCCCGTTAGACTTTAAGCCTTAACAGGAGACACAACTAATGTTTGAAGACAAACCGCGTGAAGACCAACGGTGGCTGATGGAACTGTTGGAAGTGAAAGGTGCCGAGCACCCGAAATCTGAAAATCTCGAAAGCTGGAATAAGACACTGTTGGCTATAGGTATACCTCAAGACATTCTAATCAACACCAAGGACTATCGAACCAAGGCCATCGACCAGACACTTGTGAATCCTGCACATGTGGCTCTGTACGAGCACGAAGGGATTCGCGTTCACTACCGTATGCACCGTAAAAGCTAAATTAACTAGGAGACTCGTATGGGTCACAACAGTAGCTATACGAAAGCAGAACTGAGAGAGCAACCTAACGGATGCGGCAAGCCAGTGGAGATGTCCCACAAAAAATGCGGCTGGAGAGGGCCAGACATGGAAGCGTGGTTATGTCTAGATTGCCAAGAGCAGTTTTCGGAGAATCTTAAGAAGCTACACGAACATCAAGATAAATGACCGCATGGGGGGCTGCCGCCCCCATTTTTCCGGCACCCACCATAACGTACTAGACAGGTCTAGCAGCTCAGTTAATCATTGAAATTCATCGTCCCTGTCTGTCCAGTCCCGCTGGTCAGGGGAATCAAACCAACCTTCTCTATCCACATCGTCAAAACCTTCTACCTACTCACGATGAATAATAGGGAAAGGAAACGGGTCAGACACGTCGTCACGCCAGTCACCTGACGATAAACTGAATACATGGTTCATTGCTGCAAACTTTGCGTAAGGCTTCCAATCTTCTAAAGTGTCCCACTCTTCAGGCTGACGGTTGCGCCAGCTTCCAACCTGTTCTGACATCACCGTTGAAAACATTTCTGTGACATCTCCGTGTTGTGGAGAACTGCCAATCAGACGTTTCACTTCAGGCCAAAAATCATCCACTGGCAAGGCTAAAAGTTCATCCTGCTTACGGGCAACCTCAAGGTAAAAATCTCTGTGTGTAATCTTCAT